CAGGGATCGGAGGTTGAAGGAATGCGGAAGACATCAGGAAGCCTCAGGGGTTGGGACAGCCGGAACAACCGGTACACCGTAGGGGGGGCTATTACGCTTGCCTATAGCATTTTCCCTACAGGATACCCCACCCAAGGCTGTACCACCTGTACCGGCTGTACCACTCTTTTCCTTAACCTTTAAGAAAAAGAGAATAATCTTAATCATATAAACCCTCCCAACTCCATAATTGCATTAAATGCATTCACCTGTAGCGTAATCGGCATTGGTCCAACCCCATCGAAAATCCCCAAATCGAACGTTGCCTTATCAAAAACCGAATTCCCTCCCGGTCCAACCGGCACCACGCTCACCCCAACCCGCACCGCCAGCGCATGACCTTCCCCAACCGCCCCAAGCCAATTCGTGACCTGGGTCAATCCGCCTCCCCAAACGTCCTGATCCCAAATCGCATTGTCCCAAGTCGCGCCCAAATTCAACGTTGTTGCTGTCGTGCTCGGTGCAACGTTCGAAAAATCCACATCAATCGCAATGTTTGGCGATATCTGTCCATCGCTTGTCATCAACGGCTGGATCATCAGCATTCGCTTGTTTCGCCCAGGGTCATCGAACCAGTTGAACGCACATTGCATATCAGCCGGAATCGCCGACACAAGGTCGGCCGAACCAGAGTATGCAAGATTCACATTTCCATTGTTATCCCCAAAGAAAAGCTGTTGGTTCAAGAGCTCGAAGCAATTCGCATTCCAATTCGTGAAACTGCACCAAGCGCCAGTGAGCATGTTCATCACGTATTGGGTTTGAGTTGTGTTCTCCACAATCGGAACGTTCAGAAACCCAAGGGTCTGCGCTGGGTACACAATCCATTGCCAACCAAAGTTTGATTTCGAATTCTGCACTGCTAGGTTCATGGCGTTTTGTATTCGTGCAGTCAACGCCGCGGATCTATCGGCTGATGGATCATAAGGCAACGCCTGAGAAATCGGAAGCAAGCCCTGATACGTGATGACTGCAACGTCAGAGCCGAGCTTTGTCGCACACCGAAACCCAATCGGTGGAGGTAGGTCGAAGACCCCAACCAAGCTCCAAAGGCTTGTATTGGTTGGATCAACGCCTTGGTATAGCGCAACCTGGCCCTCCGAGGACATAAACGCGACGTATGAACTCGGCCCCTCACCCCCGTCAATCGTCCAATCAAAGACCGCGACCGCAAAGCCACCCTTTGGCCAAAGCGTTCCAAAGTCCTGATATCCAGCAATTGGACCTTGAATCGCTCCGATTGGCATAAACGCTACGATTGTTGAGTTCTTCATCACATACCAAAGCCGTTGCTTGGCGGAGAAGATATTGACTATGTTAACCGTGCTCCAACCATTCGGAAAGCCAGTGATTGATGGCGATGACCAAGTCGCGCCGTTGTATTGTTGAAGGGCATCAACCCCATTCACAAGCTGGATCACCGTCGTGCCATTTGGTGGGGTGAAATTGGTGTATTGCCATCGATTTGACGCAAAGCCGGAGGCAAGAACTGGCTGCGATCCTTGATTCGTAACCTCAACGATCATTCCAGCAGAGGCAGCGAACATGCGCTGAGAGGTTGGTTGTCGAAGCACAGCGAGGGTCTCAACAGGGCCGGTTGAAATCCCCTGAACCCAAGCGGAATAGCCTTGCCGAAGTTCAACAAACCCAGGCCTCGGTACCCAATTCTGCAAGATCGGCGCGCGCTTTGGGTCCATGTCCGCCAATGGCGAGATTGCATCCCAGCCATCCGTCGGTACCGGAATGCCTTTTGTGACAACGTCCGGCTGCGGGAATGGAGCCTTTGGTGTGCCAGTAATCTTACGCATCGGTTAGGCCTTGGGCGATGATGCAGTCAATCACAGCTTGAAGGCGTGACTTATGCTTCGTGAGTCCATCCGCGATAAGCCTATTCACAACGCCAGGGCCAGACGCTACCGACTCGATCCTCAGGATTTCCATCCGGATCGATTCGACCGTTTCGTTCCACCCCTCTGGAGGGCAGAGACTTAGCTGTTCTTCAATGTTGGTCATCACACATGATCCCAAGTTTGCCATAGACTTCGTTCAAGCCTGCGGCATTCCGCCGAAGCCAACGGAATTGATCGGGTTGGGTTCGTCGGACATATTCGTCGAATAGGGCCTCGCGGCGAGCAAGGCCAGCTTCATCGAGGACATAAGGGAAATTTCTCATGGCATGAAAGCCGAAGCTTCGAATCGTGGGATCGATCACGCACTCGAACGAGAACCGCTGAGCCAGAGCGCTTGGAGCGAAACGAAAGCCGAGTTCCTTAAGCTTTGGGCCATAGATCCGACAGAGTGTATGATCCTCGGGGCGTCCAATTGGGAATTTGTCTGGGTGATCTGCGATAAACTCGATCAATCGCTTCGAGCGAAGGCAGAACCCAGAATTCCCAACGTTGCAGTCATCGTTGTACCACCAAGGGGCGCCGATGTAATCGTAGTCAAGGAACTCATCAGTCCAGGCCGAGGGATTTGTGATCCAGCTATCCCATTGGATCGACAGCACATGGGTGGTCTTGATCAGTTTTGGCATTTGGTAGTGGAAGAAGTGTGCATATTCCTCACTGGTAAGGTCAGACTTCACCAAAACATCGCCGAATCTCACCCGCCGAAGACAATCCTCAATTGCAAGCCGATGAAGATCATGAGCAACGGTATACACACAGACGAGCGTTACGTTTGGGAGGTTAAGCATAACGCCTCCAATCGTTCAATGCAGAACGCAACCGCGGCATCTGCTTCGATTTCCATATCCCGATAGCGAAACGTTGTCATCACGCCAGCCTCGACGTAGGGCTCAATGAAACGCTTGTCTCGATGGTCATCGCGGTAATCGCCATGGAGAACGATAGTTGGTATCTTCAGCATCGATGCCATGGTCTTGAACGCGCTATCGCTGCCGATAAAGGCCGAACATAATGAGATTGCAGCTAATTGATCAAATAGACTACCGAGTTCCCCTCCAGGCCCAAAAATAAGAAAGTTGAATCTTTTATCCATTGCTAGTTTCTCAAAGAAAATCTTAGGCAATGCCTTAGGTGGGAATCCAAATCGGGCCTCAACACTAAGTGAATAGCTCGACCCACCGAGATGGACTCCGACCCAGAGAGTCCGTGGCGGACTCTCTGATGGGAATGGATTCTCCCTAAAGAAGAGTTCCCTTGGGCACATCTCGATGTCAGGCATTTGACCGAGTGGAACCTCAACTACACCAACTCCAACCTTGCTAAAGAATCCTTGAACATCGTTGTGATGTGAGGCGACATAATAGAGATTTCCTGGATGAGCCTTCATGAATGGAAGGCACTGAAGGAAATCCCCAATTCCACCTTTCACTGCATAGCTAGGCATATCGTTCCTCCGGGATTGCGTAGACCACCGCAGCGCTTGCGCACCAACAGTGGTTACGGAAGAGGAAGCGATAGTTTGGTAGCAAATTCATCAGATAGTCGGCGGTTTTCCATAGACCATCGGGGTTGTGATCGACTCTTGCGGCGACAATCGGCCTACATCGAAGGAGAGTTGCCTGTGCTCCACGAATCGCCGCGAACTCGCCGCCTTCAAGATGAAGCTTGATAAAGGTGGGGTCGAGGCAAAGCATATCGATTCGGGCTGTGCGTTTCATTATCTTACCACTTGGCGATAGCTTCGAGCAAAGCCCAAAGCCCTCTGCAAACAAGGCGGAATCATCAAGGTCGGACAAAGCAAAAGGTAAGACCTCGTCGAAGCCGCCAATGTGGCTTCGATTCGCCGCGTCAGGCTCGACCATGATCGTCTGTGCGCCGGCCGAAAGTTTACGAAACGCCGCGCTTACCCCACCATCATATGCGCCACAGTCAAGGAAGACCTCATTCTTCCGGAGCACGCCCGCGATCTCAGGGATAAAGAACATATTATCCTTCGTGATAGTCAGGCCACGGAATATCCATTCCTCACGGATGATCCTCCAAGCAAGGAATTGAAGGTAATGCTTAATCGATGCTTCATCCCACCAACGATCAAGGACCTCTTCCATCTTAATAAAGTCAGTCTTCTCAGGCCGTGCCAACCACCCATTCTTCCATGGGTGATCGGTGATGATGGTATCGGTGAGGTCATAGAATGGCACAACGTTGCGGAAGCCACGGGCACGAAGTCTGCCTTCAATTTCGCTATAAGGCGCGTTCCGCACAATACAAACCGCCACCTGAGCATCGAGCGGTGCTGGCTCGTCGTGCTCGAAAGTTCCAGCGACCACAACGCCAGCGTACTGAAGATACTCCTCGGCCATCCGCCCAAGCTCTCCCTTCCCATAAAGCCAAAGCGGCTTCCCGGAGAGATAAATCGGCTGTGGAACCCATCGATTCTTCAGGCACTCAAAAGCAAAGGTCGAGTTCGATGCCTCATCAATACGTCGAACTGGTGCTCTCGCCTTTGGCGGATACGCCTTCTTAACATCAGTTCGCTTCAGGGTCTCACATCGGGCACAGAGATTCGAAACTCGATGCCAAGCGGATTCCCTCCGCTCTTCCGCAAGCGGTGAGAACATCAGCACGCATAGATTTGGCTCAGCCATCTCCCCGCCACAATCATCGCAGTTCATGGCCTTAGCCTCGCCATTATCTCTTCCCTGTAAGGATCGAGATTGTCTGCCATGCAATGTGTGAGTTGTCCACAGTTGCTGCAAAGCGGTTTCTCGCATCGTCGGGCCTCTAGATGCAAAAGCCGAAGGTTCCTTAGGGCCTCGCCGTCCCAAATCGATTGGAGCGTTTGTGTTCTTACATCCCCAAGAACAAGCTCGCGCTTCCAGTCTTGAAAGCATGCGGAAACCTGCCCATCCGCGTTGACTGAGATCGCGTAGAAGATGTAAGGGCAAACCTCAACGCGGCTTGGCTCCTGGCCATAAAGCCCACCGAGAATCGGAGAGCTCTGCTCGAATTCTGGCCAGCAAGGAACGATATTCTCGATTGCAATCCGGTCGCAGAAGTCCCCGAACATGTCATAGAACTGTTGATGCTGAGCGGCAGGAAGGCCAACGATCTTGACCATAATCTCGCAATCGCCTTTATTCTCGGAGATCCATTTCAGGTTCTCAACGAGGCATTGTGGATCATACCCAACGCCAGCGACGTGCTTGTATGTCGTGATGTCAAGGCCCTCGACTGAGACATTAATCCGGTCAATCCCTGCCTCAAGCACTGGCCCAACACGATCGGGTGTCATCAACGCCCCATTGGTCGTAGTGTCGATGAACCCGACTCGGCCCGATTTCTTGGCCATGCTGACCATTAACGCAAGGTTCTTGTTTAAGAAGGGCTCGCCGTCTTTGTAGAGTCGAAGAACCTTAATCGGTTCAGGAAATTCCATCAGATCGTCGAGAACCTTACGAAACACATCCACCTTCATCACGCCTTGATAACGGCCAGTGGCCTCGATCAATTCCCTATGCCCTGTAGGGCAAAATATACATTTGAAATTGCACGCCGAGCTTGGATCAACAAAGACAACAAATGGCGTTGCTAGAGGAATAAGCTCCTCTAGCTTTGGCCGATTCTCCAAATTGATCCTGGGCTTAAGCGTTGCCTTCATGTGATAATCCTCTATCCAACCATTCCTTCATCGCTTTCTCGAATTCTTCCTTCGTCGGAATCCTCAGCGACCGATACGACCCAAGAATCGCATCCTCATCCTCAGGCCTGACTGAACGATCAGGCTCCTGGCCTCGAAATATCGGTTGGCATCCAGCCTCGCCCCGCGGTCCACGATAGACTGCCATAAATCACCTCAGAAGCTATTCGGCCCAACCGGCCCAGGGAAGAACCCATCTTGAACATTGGCAGGCGAGATAAAGATAGGATTGACACGCTTGACGATATTCAAGGTCGGCCTTGCGCCATCCTGCGCCCACATCTCATCGACGTAATCGATCCAATCGTTCTTATCGTCAACGTAGTTCCATCCCTTCTCTTTCTTGAATTTCCACTTCAACCCCTTGATTAAAAGATCGTCATCGAGGACGCTTTGGTCAGAGTCAGTCGTCCATTGTGAAGTGAAGTTCGCCGGTTGGTTAAACCCAGTTGCTGGTGGCGAGAAGTTGCCGCCAGTCGCGATGCAGTTCGTTGAGTAATACTCAAACACCAGCTGAAGGTTGCTGGAAATCTCATATGGCGCCGGCCAAAGTCTAAAACTCCCCGAGTTCGACCCTGACAGAAAAGGCGATAGCTTTCGGAAATGTCGCCTTGGCCCAGTCGGGACGACCCCGCTCTGATGCCACTGATCCATCTGTGGACTGTCAGGGCCGAGCAATTCCCACCGGTTAGTCCGATCCCACATCGTGCGGTTGATAAGGAAATCGAAGTCGGTTGGGATCGGGAAGGTGTCCTGTGCAGCGAGGAATGTAACGCTGTTCTGCGCTGTAGAAGATACCAAACTCAACGTCAACGAGCTCGAAGAGTTAATCGAGACCACCCTCGCCGGCGTTGGAATCCCAGGGAATTGACACTGCCACAACCACTGGATCACTCCGGTGGTATTCGGTTGAATCCCTGTGATTACCCCAGAGTTCGCCGCCACATTCCCCGTCAACGTCACCGCCGGGGCAACTTCAATCACATACTCCCACTGCGTCGCCGTCCACTTGTGCATCCTCCGAAGTTCGGTCGTTAAGCCTTGGAGCAAAGCAAGCATCTGGATCGTCACGGGCTGTGTTGAAGCTATCACGGCCGTGTCCTGAGGCAAGCCAAGCTCCCCTTGTGCCTGTTGAACGATCTGAAGGAGGGTCTTTGGCACTTACGCACTCCTAAGGCCGAACCATTGCGTTGTGTTCACCACCCATATAGTGACCGTTTGGATGGTTGGGATGGTGAACTGGCCTGTGACCGATACCGACCCGATGTTCACAGTAACGCCGGTTGGGATCGAGACTGTCACAGGCGACGCGGTTGCATTGTGCATAACGAAGTCATCCGCAATAGTCGCCGCGTTATCGCTACCACCAACTGCTGGCATTGACACCCAACCACCGCCGCTTGGCCCCGAGATATACGTAACGAACTGTGTGCCGGTGATCTTAGTCGCCGCGCCAGAGCTCGCCCCCGCGGTAATGTTAACCGGTCCTGTGCCACCATTTGCTGTTCTAGCTGCAAGGTGGGACGAAACGCCCATCCCCATCAAATTGATATCAAGCGCCATGGTTAAGCCCTCCTTGACTGTGCGGGAGCCTCTGTGGTGTCAATGAATCCTTCCGGGGGCCTTGACCATTCCCTTACTTCCGGAAGTGGGGTTTGCTGCGGTGGAAGAGCATTCTGCGTGGGCATACCAGAGATTTCGGTGACCTTTTGAGCGAGGATCTCCATCTGTCGCTTCAAGCTTGCGATCTCACGATCCTTCTCCTCCCGGAGCTTCTCCATCGCATGGTAGTCAACGCCTTCCTTTGCCCAAGTGAGGTACTTCTGTGCACGATTGACCCAATCCTGCGCCCCCATGCCAAGGTGGTCAATTCCTGCGGCGGTGAGCTTCGAGAGATGTTCGACGATATGAATCCCAACGCCCTTGAGAATGCTCACAATGTGTGGATCGGTCGGGAATAGAAGCTCGATTGGAGTGCCCTCTGGAACATACTGTTGGTTGTTCGAGAATGCCTGCCACTGCCTAGGCCATCGCTGCTTATCGCTGTCCTTCACCTCGCGCTCAACGGCCTGGAACCGCTCCTCACCAGGTTGGAAGATCGAGACGTAAAGCTTCTTCTCGTAGATCGGCCGGCCCACTTCGCGAGACTTTTGTGGATCCATGATTGAGGCCCAGAAGAACCTCACAATCATTCCATCATCGCCTCGCCCATAGTTCACCCATGAAGCTCCACGGCCATCCCTCGCCATGGCTGTTGGGTCCGCTACCCTCGCATCCTGCGGAAACCAAAGATCACTTTCCATATTCCTTACTCCGCTGCAATCGCGGGCTCAGTCACCGCGACGAGTTTCGTTAGTTCCTTTGCGACTTCTGCAAACACACCGCCCCAATCACCAGGCGTCTGCTGCCGAAACTGTCGTAGGGTTGGATACCACGGCGAGTCGGATCGATTTCCATGCCAGCGCCAACATCCATCATGACGAGACAACATCCAAACCGGACGACCGATCGCTGCAGCGACGTGCGCGACGGAGGTATCAACCGAGATCACAAGGTCAAGACAATCCATCAACGCAGCAGTATCCGCGAAGTCCTGAAACTCCTCGTCATACGCCGCAACGGTCATCCCCACAGGTGGCGTCCTAGCTTGAGAGGCAGGGTGCCCTTGCTGAAGGCTCACGAACACGACCCCAGGGACCTTCGCAAGTGGTTCCCAATCCGAAAGCTGCGTACTACGCCGTGCATCAACAGAGTTCGCTAAGGGTTGCATTGGCCGAGCTTGACCGGACCAGCAAATCCCAACCACAATGCGATGAGGGTGTGCTTTTAGATCGGCCATAAGGCGGTCAGCCCAAGTCGAGACCCGATAAGGATCTGGTGCCATATAGGCTTGCGCAACCGGAATCGTCTCCATCGTCGTTCCAAGCACCCTCGGCGCCGATAGCATCGGGCAACAGAAGTCAGCAGCCCCAGGATTCTCCCCATAGGTAATGACTTGATCAACGCCGGGCACGGTCTTGGCGAGTCGCACTAGCGCTAGATTAACCTCGACCGCCACGATAGCTTCCGGCCATCGATACTTGATCACCGCGGCGTAGCGAATGAACTGTACTGCGTCGCCAAGGCCTTGCTCTTGATAAAGGATAATCCGCTTGCCATTAAGGTCCTCACCTTCCCACTTAGGGCATGGTAGGCCACGAGGAGGAAGCTGGCCACATTGCCATCGACATTCGTATTCCTTGAAGCCTTCTTCGAGCCGCCCTTGTTCAAGGTAGAGAATGCTTCGATTCAGCCGAGCCTCGATGTATTGTGGGTTAACTTCAATCGCCTTCGTGAAATAGGTATCTGCCGCTTCCATATCCCCTGTGATCATCTTGCATCTGGCGAGATTCGAGTATGTCTCAGCAATTAGTGGATTGAGCACGATAGCCTTCAGATAATCCTTCTCGGCGTTCGGGTAGCACTTCAAATCCATCCACGTCGCGCCGCGGTTGTTAAAGAACTCCGCTTGCGTATCGCTTCGCTGGATAGCATGGTTGTAGTTGAGAATTGCATCGAACTTGTTCCCAAGCTGCGAAAGGCAGTTCGCGCGATTGCTCCATGCATCTGCACGTGTTGGGTCAACAAGCAAGCATTTCTCAAACGTCACAGCAGCATCAGCAAAGCGCCCCTGAGAGACGAAGATGCATGCCATGTCAAAAATCTGTTGGGCCGTTGGTGCTTTCACGTTTGTTCTCCGCGAGTAAGAGCCGTGGATTGTTTGAAACCCACGGCTTTGATTGATTAACCAGCCGCCGCCACAGAGTAAGCGATGGCTGGATAGTTGAGAATCGCAGGGTTCGGCCCTGTTGCCGACGCCGTTGCGATGGTCCAAATCATACCATTGACCATAACGGTTGTGCCAACACCACCGCCAGCTGAGGACACTGATCCTGCGGTTGAGGTCGAGTGAAGCTCAGTGAAGGTTCCCCCGGACCCATTCATCGCCAGGTTTGGGCAGTTGCCGGCCCGCTGAACCCAGAAGTACGCACCAGTCTGCGTTCCGCTAGGTGCAGGGACCACAAGCGAGCCATTGGAACCACCAACCACCCCAACCAGCGCTCCATACATGGTTGTGGTGGTGACGGTACCCGGTGCGCCGGTGAATGGAGGTGGACCGACCTGAGTAACCGTTGCACCAACCAAAGGTGCAACGCTCCAAGACCCCGGAAACTGCGAGATCAGAACCGCGTTTCCCGCAGCAATGGTCTGTGATGCGGTGCAGTACACCCACTCCGACCCATCGGTCCCCCAAGCAAGTTCGCCAGGAAGGAATGGCGGAGATGGATACTCAGGTGCAGCGCCAAGGTCGAGCAGGAATACTGAGTTGATATCAATGCCCTGTTGGGCAGTGGTTGAGTAGATAGCCATCTGTTAGGCTCCCTTCTTTCGAGCATCGGAGCCAAACACGACGTCTTCATTAGACCACCCGCGATGGTATCGCCGACGCATTGTCGTGATGTTCACCACAGCGACCGTGGCCCACTCAACCAGCGACTTGGTCTCGCCGTTTATCGTGAGCCAGATAGCCACTCCTGTATTGCGCTGCTGTTCACTGCGCGTGGCCCACCGACAATTCTCTGGTGTATAGTCGCCGTCGTTATCGATGCGGTCTAGGGTATACTGTTGAGGCCAAACATCTTCCGGCCGTTCACCCATATCTTCGAGGAAGTTGGAGAAGCTCGTCCTCCAACGCTCGCAGACAGTAATTCCTCGACCACCATAGCGATCGAAGTCAGGCGCGTTGGGATTGAAGCATCGCTGCTTCATGCTTTCCCACGACTTGAACGTGCGACTGGTCCTGCCACCCACCGTATGGCCATGCAAGAAGTAGCTCATGCCACAAGTACTCCTTGCAAAAACGAGTTGCTCAGGGTTGCGTTGCCAGCCCAACCAAGCAGGCGAATCATGGCATCCTGGTTGATTGAGAAACGATCGGGATCCAGCGGCACCATATTTCGCCGTGAACTTGGGCGCCAATGGATGTACTTGGTGTTGAGGAAGAACCCGGTTGTCGCTGGCACACCGCCAATTGAATTGGCCGAGCCCGTGGTCTCGAATGGCAACGGATCAGCGGAGAAGCCCTGGAATCCACCATCAAGAACTACATCCGAGTCGATGTACTTCAGCGCCCGAAAGCCAAGGCTTGCGAACTCGCTCTCCGACATGACCCGTTGAAGCGCCTGCATGCTCTGCATGAAGTAGCGATAGAGAGTGTTATCGAACAGGATCAGATCTGCGTAGTCTCGCCCGCGGACCAGAGTGAAGTACAGCGAATCCATCTGCGATTGAATCGTTGATGGTGCTAGAGTCGTCGAACCATTCGAGGCAGCCGACCATTTCTGATTCTGCCAGAACGGATACACCGCACGATTGATGCCGCCAATCGTACCGGTAGTTGGCGACGTCGAGATCAGAAGCTGAAGGCCGCCGATCGAGTTCGAGATCGTTCCATCACCATAGAAACCGTTCGATAAGCCGTTCATGAACGTATCTTCGCCGTTCATGACGCGCGATTCGAGCAGGTCTATGATCGCCTCCTCACCCGAGTTCTGGATTTCCTCCAGACCCGAGATCGAAATGGCAACCGCTGCCTGACGGATCGGAAACTCCGCTGACGAGAAGGTCTGCGAAGGTGCGACGTTCAGGGTTTGATACCCACCATACCACTGAAAGGTCTGGTTATTCGCGTAGTTCAACTCTTGGATAATCGTGCGACCGCCAGAGAACGTCTTGATCGTTCCCCGCTTATTCATCCGAATCAGGCCGGCGTTGTTACGGGACATATTATCCGCGAGTTCGCCAGTCCGAGATCGAAGCGTGGTCGTCACGACTTCCGAAAGGTTCGGAAAAGCCATGATAAGTCTCCGTTAGAGGCGGTCGCGCTGTTCGATCTCGCCCCAGACACGTTTGATTGAATCCCTCACCGATTCGCCCTTCTTCGGACCTAGCTGTGTCTTGGCTCCATCCCCCGGCGGCCGAGGCTTGACGCTTGAAGCTGCCGTTCGCGACTTGGTAGCCACCGCCCGACGAGCCTCAGCGGAAGCAGCTGCCTGCTCTGCAAGGACTTTCTCGCGGACCTCCGGGACAAGCCAGATTGCCTGATCATAGACCTTGTCGAGATCAGGATTACCGTTTGAGTCCAGGATCGACGTATCATTCGAAGCGAGGGCGCCGTTGACGATATTGGCCATAGCACCACGAACCGCTTCGAAGTGCGGTTTGGTTGCTGACCAAGCGTTCAACCGATCATTCAGAGCCACTTGCTGACGTACGCTGTCCGCGGATTTGAGTGCATTGACTTCAGCCAAGACCGAATCCAAACGTGGATCGGAAGGGTTAGTGGAGGTTGCCGATGGAGCCGCTCCAAGGTCCACATTGTACTGTTTCGCTAGGGCAACGATGGTTTCCTTTGGATTGGCCTCAATTGCCCTAAACCAAGACACCATATTCTCGAAGCCCTTGTCAACGGCGACATTGAGCTTCTGGAAGATAGGGCCGAGGTCTTGTACAGCCTTGTGGATCCCGCCATAGCGGGTTTGAAGCTGTTTCGCTCCTTCCGTCATGTCAGTCTCCCGTTTGGTAACGGCAGCTTGAACACTAGGAGGAAGCTTTACCCAATCAGCTTTCGCTTCACTACTCCATCCCTGCGGCGGAGCACTACTCGGACTGGTATCCGTAGGCTTCGTTACAGGGGCGGATTCGGGTTTGGGAGCAGCATCCCTGCGCTCAACCGGGGAAGATCGGCGTTCAAGGCGTGGCTCAGGCTTCGGCGAGTCTTCCTCAGCCGAATGCTTATCCCATGCCGACCGAACTGCATCCTTTACGGATTGGCCTTTAGGCGACTCTGAGCCAAGGTCCTCGGCCTCAGTGTCAAGCTCTTCTGGCTCAATCTCATCAGTCTTCGTTGTGTCCATTGACATTGAAATGCTCCGCGACTCGATTTGTTTTCACTAGATCGATGGACCGTTTGATTGCTTCGATCCGCGATGCTTGTTTGGCCTTGAACTCAGCTTTGGTTTCTTTTCTCATCCCGCCATTCCTAACGACAGGATCGTTGAAGCACTCATTCCCGACCTCGATGTAGGAGTTATCCTTAAGGAACTCCCGATGGCGTGATCGGGAACCAATATGAACTCGGCCGCGCCCGTTAACGGAGTCTGCTGCAACAGTGCGATAGCCTTCGATGTCGGACATGATCATTGGAGCGGTTATTGGAGGAGAATTCGAAGTCTTCCTCCAATCATTCCTCCCAAGATTTGCGGGATCGCAGACCTCGTCGAAGTATTGTGTGGCAGAAATGCCATCAAGATCAACAATGTCGCCGGTTTCTTGGTTAAATCTAAATCGCGGCATGGATTGGCCTCATACTATCTGCCTGGATCTTCTTAAGATCGATGAGGGCTTTAAGCTGCTCGATCTCTCCCCTCATCTTCTCCATCTCAATCTCCATTGCGGTCTTTTGAATATCGGCTTGGTTGCTGCGGTCCTCGGCCGCAATCTCAGCGAGCCGAGCTTTGGTATCGAGTTGCTGCTGAACAAGGGCATTCTGCCCCTTGACCTGCTCGGCATGGGCCTTGACTTGCTCTGGCGACGGCGGCTTAGGTTGTGAGGCAGCAGCCTTTGCTTGCTGCTCTGCTTGCTCACAGAACTCCTCGATCGCCATTTCAAGGTCACGGCCAACGCGATAGCCCCGAACAGTGAACTGAAGGAGCTTGCCGAGAAGCGGAACGATCGCCGGATTCGCCATCGCTAACTTCCCAGCCTCACCAAGAAAGACCGTGATCGATTTGATGAACTCGTTCCTTGCTTCCTTATCCGCCTCTTCATCCATCACGAGCGTTGAGTCAACCTCGATATCAATTCGAAAGCCCCTGGCGTAGTCATCACGAAGAAGCCGTATCGCCGCCGAGATTCGCTGTAGCGCAGCAAGAAGCTTTAACTCCGCAGGCTGAGGTTGTTCAACCCCAGGCATAGGAACAATATTGGAACCCCCACCGGGACTCGCGGATGGCAACCCGGTGGGGGACGTTGCCGGCGCAGGCAATGCCTGAGGAACCGCCGGTACCTGGTCAGAGACGTAGCCTGCCTTCAGTGCCATTACATCGCCGGCACCAAGGCCTTCTTCATAAAGTGCTCCAGACATATCGATCAAAGCACGAGAGGAGAAATGCTTGGCCATGATCTCGGCTTTGATACGAACAATCCCACGGCAGAACTCAGCGACATCATCTTGCTGATCACGGAGACGTGATTTTCCTGCGGTGTTCTTCAACCGTTGCCCACCAAGGGTCTCACGCCCGTCAGGCGATGAAGCACCCCGAAGAATATCCGTGATCCCAGTTAGGCGATCCATCTCTCGAATCGCGGCTTCCTTAGCTGGAACCAGAACCTCAAGGGTCTTGGCCACAGTTTCGATTGGAAATAGAGAGATGTTGCCTCCAAACCCACCATTACCTTCCATGAACCGTGACCACTTCATCTCCGGGATCAGTTCGTTCTCAACGCTTTCATCAAGAACCCTCGCGATTGATTCCATCGTAGCGTTATAAACGCCAGCGACCTTCGTCGCCTTAACGTTTTGGGAAATCCGCTGGGTTAGTTCATCGATCTGGCGCGCTTGGTCTTGGTATTGAATGTAGAATGGGATTGGGATCATAGAGGTATTGGTCGAGTTGGCGATTAGTGGCTTCGGAATCGGCCAGAAATGCTCAAGCTCAAGTGGATCCTCGATCACCCCAGCAAGGAACTGATACCCATCCGCGACCCAAATTACCTCACGGTTGTCTTTGTCCCAAATCTCATACACATGGCCCTTGTCGTCGAAGATATCATCGGGATTCTTTCCTTCCCGCCGAGCTTTATCGTCGCGTTGAAGCGGAATGCCCTTGCCGATGGAAGATCCAAACCACTCCTTAAGTTCGTCCTTCGACATGTAAAGCCGTTTGCCGATCGCCCGAACCTCGGCCCAAGTGCGAGCTTTTGCCGGAAAGAAGTAGATGTCCTCCCACTGGATGTAGTCGATCGGACAGGACTCCTTCAATAACCGATCACCTGTGTCTTCGAGATGCTCATCAGATGGCGTCTCCTCATCTTCAGTGTCTTCGATGTCCCCTTGCTCATCCGCAACATCGGACTGGCCATAGGCTGGGATCGATGTCCCTTGCTCGAACTGTGGCTCATATCGAACCCAACAAACCCCACGGCCAGCGAGAAGGTAGTCAAGCACCGCGCAGGAAACTGAATCGTTGAACTGATCACTCTCCATATCGTTTCGAAGAGCCCGTTCGATGATCTGTGCTGCGGCTCGGCCTACTGGATCCTTGTCGCCAAATCTTCGCTCCGCGATAGGAAGTGGAACCTTGCCATAAAGCGCTGGGAGAATCTGTTGGGTGTTGGCCCAGAGGTAGTTCGCCCTCCGCTGACCCTCTTCCTCAGACCTATTCCGCTCATCCCGATACCGGCGCTCGATCGCTCGGCCGCGTTTGACATACCGCGCCTGAAGATTATCGGCCTTCTTGATTTGGCCAAGCCAATACTTCGCCAACCGAATGCCTTCGGCAGAACCTTCAGGGCCACATCGAGGATCGGTTGGAAGAGTCAAGGCTCAGTCCTCGTCAAAGTCGTAGATTTCCGGCGCAGGGTTTCGGATCATGTCACGCCACCCCGCATGGCGAGCATTCTCATGGCCCGAAGCGTACTTGCCACTCTTTCGAAGTCGGTCATCGCGGTCACGGAGTTCTTCGCGACAATCACGGCGTTGAGATTGTGCATGCTTTGGCATTTGCCCCTCACTGCATATAGATCAAGCGCCCAGAGAGTTGGACGCCCGCGTTGGTGGAGAATACTAAAGCATCCCCTGGCGCACAGGTGTACCAGGGGTATTGCTGATATGGTAGCACTAGTGGTTGGCCTGGCAGGAAAGTCATGGCCCCGGTGAGAGTAACCGTTGCCGTCCCTGACACATCCTGAACAGTCAACGCCACGCTCGCAGCAGCAAAGAGGTGAAGACCAAAAACAGAGATCCGCTTCCCAGCTACCCCTGCAACGATCGTATTGGCGCCGTTAGAAGAGGCGTTTATGGCAGCTTCAGAGAGGCCATCGTTTTGGAAATCCGGCACCGCTCCAAGATTGACGATATTGCTAGCACCCATCAGTTCAACTCCCCTTCTGCGGGCCGAGGATCGGCAGAGATCAACTCGATCTCAACGCCAGCAATCTCAAGTGCGTTGTCGATCATCGAGATGTTTTGGTCAATCCAGGTTCGAAGGAACTTGACGCCGATCATGGTCACCGCAACCTGTGCCTTGGCTTGCTGCGAGGCGATCGCTGGCGGCTTCATCTGCGATAGCTGGGCAGTTACATCACGCAGTGCCATCTGAAGCCAATTCCGAACCACAACCATCGACTCGGCGTCAAGTTCTAGGTCTGGTTCGTTCTCGACCGATGTGTTGTTGATCCCGACTGCTGCGGTTTTCATCTTTTCGGGCCTTTGCTAGCTTTCATAGATTCGACGCCGAGAGCTTTGAGTATGATTATGTCCAAAGAAGCTCATGCGATCCTCCCAGCGTTCGATTTCGAGGGCCGGTTCTTCCGCTCAGTCTCTTGCCAAAGCCTCTCCATATCCACAATGACCTGGCCTTGTTCGTTCGCAAGCGATAGAGCTGGGCGCTGGGCCTCAGTTGGAGATTTGATCCAAGGGCGCGATGCACAACCATATCGGCAAGCGTCACCTGAATGATCTTCTGCATCTGTGTCAACATCCTCGGGACGTTTATCATCATGCTGTAGCGCAGGGATTGTGCGAATTGCATCAACGCAAGTCGAGAAGAAATAGATCATTGGGCACCCATCTTCACCATCAAGGCGCTGACGAAGCATATCCCAACCACCGATTCTCCCAGACTCCGTGGTTCGTTTGTTGTAAGCTGGATCGTAGATTAAGCCCTTGGTTTCGAACCGCTCCGCAATCGTCGCACCACCCTCATTGTTAAAGCACGCCGGGTCAAGGACCCGATAATTGATTCCGCTTCGGCCGTAAAGATCATGGGGTTCACCGTCGGCCTCAAGCGCTATGATCCCATTCGCTGCCTGTTCAACAGTCAGCTTCATCCCAACGTTAGGTTCGCCGGTCGAACCGTAATACTCCCGATACATGATCAATGCACCACGAGGGAGGACCTTCCCTCGATACGGCATGTTGTCCCCAAGCACACAGAACCACTGAAAAGCAAACGGTCGAGCCGATCCCCAATCCCCTGACTGAAACCGGAGCCATTGAGATGGAAGCTGGAATGGCTCGATGACGTGCACATTCTCGTCCCAGTTATCGAAGAACGCTCCGATGACAAGGTTCCAATCTCCCCTAAGCCAAGCCCGAACCAGCTTCTCGTTCCCAACCATCTGAAGTCTGGCGATATACTGAGCGTTGTTATTGAATTTGTTATCGGTTACCTTCGCTGGGATAAACACCCGCTCAATCGTAACGATCTCACCCGTGAAGGGATTTACGAACTCCTCTTGTAGCGGCCGCATCCCCTTCGGCGCTGGGTCGATGTATCGTTTCTTCAACCATTGATGGCCAACACCGCCGGGGTTGCCTGTGAGACGAATCCCAACATGGACCTTCGGATTCGCAGATCGAAGACAAGCCATAAGCTTGAAGATTGGCGCTGGCGAAGGAAAGTTACCAGCTTCCTCGATGTAGATCCGCGAGTACGAACCGCCTTGATAGGTGTCAGCGTCAGCGTCATTCGAAAGGTGTGCAAAAGTCAACCGCGCACCATTCGGAAAACGCCACATCTGGTCCTTACCATTCCACTCTGCACCAAGCGGGCCGTAGACCTGGCGGCAACGCTCGAGAAGTTCCTTCAACTGAGTGTATTCTCGACGAACCACCAAGCCGACTGCATCGATGCCGAACTCCTGTGCATGCTTAGCGAAGTCACCTACCACAGAATCCGTTTTACCACCACCCCGCGCCCCGCCATAAAACACCTCAAAGCATGGGCATGAAAGCATCAATGCCTGACGTGGCTGTGGCTCCCACACCACAGACGTGGTTTCCTTTCGCTCTTTCGCAAGCATGTCACTAATTGAGGTCATCGATATCCACCACTGCTTGCGCTGAGGATAACCATTCCTCGGTCGAGGATTTTGTTGCTGGTGCGATCAACACGAACCTATGCTCCACCTCCGCAGATATTGTCATTGAGGCCAGCTTCGGCCGAACGTAGGGTATCATCGCCTTCATAACGTCAAGGGCTCGATCCTCAAAGCCCCGAGTTAGCGCAAGCGATTCATTCGCCGCATTGTTATCCCCCTGCATCAACGCCTCATGGGTCGCTTTCTTGCTCTTCCTCCAACCAAACATGTTGAAATCAAGAATCTCGGCCATCGCAGACAACGGCTCGTTCCTTGGCCGAGATGCGAAGATCTCGGCCGCAGGAAGTTGACGATAGACTGGCGGAAGCTTTTTGACTGCTGTCATCTCTTAAGCCGATTAGCGACCCATACGTGAAGAAGGAAGTTCATACTTCATTGTTCACCCTATGGTGACAGAAAACTAGGCTTGTGTATATGCGGCGAAGTGTCACACAACTTTGGGTTGTGGCGGCTAGGTTGTACAACCTGGTTGTAACAACTCCTGATACTGCGACCTTTTACCGCATTGACAAGCCTAGAAAAAGGGTATATACTCGGATGGTAAGCTAGGAGATCGACCATGAACGACCTTGAGCTATTTGAAGAACCAACAGGCGGAGAACAATTTGGAGCCTATGTCTACGTGCTCCTTCGAGGAAAAGAGATTGTATACTTTGGATCGAGCATATCCATATGCTCAAGAATCAAAGCACACAACTATCGAAAGGCCAAGGATGAAGATTTTCAATTTGATAAGGTGCTCATCCTTGGTCCATGCGAAAAGATATCACAAGCAAGAGCTATTGAGAGTTACTTTATTATGAAATATCAACCAGAGTATAATTGGCAATGGGCCGATAAAAAGAAGACTGATTTATGCAAGCTTTTGGGGCTAGATCCACCAGACCGATTGGCACCGAACACAAGCCAAAAGGAAATGATCGACCGCCTTTGGGCTCAGCGAGAAACACGGAGAGCTTAATGTCCGGCCCAATGCAGAACAAAGTAATGAAACCATGTGATCAATGTGGTAATGACTTTCTCCCATGGAGGCCCCAACAAAGGTTCTGTACTACAATATGCACCAATGCCTGGCATAACGCCAGAAAAGCCGCTGCGTATAAAGCAGCTAAAAGGAAGGAAGAAGAAGATGAATATGAAAGAATTAAAGCTAAACGTGCTGCAGAAAAAGATCCCAAGAATTCTTGCGCTGAAGGAGGGCGTAGTGGCCTCAGAGATAATCGGGAAGTACGGAACGCCGACCGTGAGCCTGACCAGCCCGAGGTTGATTTGGTCAAACTCCTTGGTATTAAAATGACGAAGTGAAGTCGAATCAGGGCGTCGTTAAACCAAGAAATGGAGTGATGACAATGCATTACAGGAATCAAACCCATGTCCTATCAAAACTGGTACAACCGCCTCCCTGGATGGCAGAGGGAATGGCAAGACTCAAACCCTGAAGCCTTTCGTCGATATAGAAAGAAC